AGGCGCTCTACGATAAGGAGAACAATCGTGGGCGCAGTAAGCAAACTCAGATTGGCCCATCAGAACTTGGTGGGTGCCGTCGTAAGGTCTGGTACAAACTCAATAGCCAGCCTGCGACCAACGGTGGCGAACTCAAACTTGCAGCGATTATGGGAACTGCCATACACTCTGCAATCGAGAAAGCCATTGCCAAACACGACAACTTCATAATCGAAGAAACAGTAGAGTTCAATGGAATGAAGGCTCATATTGATCTCTTCATTCCGGAGACAGGCGATGTGGTGGATTGGAAAACTACAAAGGCTAAAAATCTTTCGTACTTTCCAAGCAAGCAACAGCGCTGGCAAGTTCAGGTGTATGGCTATCTGCTTGATAAGTCGGGGAAGGGGAAGCCCCAACGAGTCAGTCTGGTAGCCATACCCCGTGATGGTGACGAGCGAGACATCAAAGTCCACACGGAACCATACGATGAGAACATTGCACTCGAAGCACTGAACTGGCTAGAAGCAATCAAGGCTTCGGAAGAACCGCCAGCACCTGAGCGAGATGAGAGTTACTGCAAGTTCTATTGCAAGTACTTCGACGCTTCGGGTGAGGTTGGATGCGTTGGTCTAAAAAAAGAACGTATCAAACTTGAGCGAGTGCCACTCGTTGATCCCGACGCACAGGCACACGCACTTGAATACCTACAACTAAACCAGAAGATCAAGGAACTTGAGGATCGTAGAAACTCCATCAAGGAATCTTTGTCTGGTTTCTCAGGAGTAACAGAGACAGGCGTAGCAGTTACGTGGTCGACTTACTCTGCAAACGGCACTGTGGACAAAGCCAAAGTAGAAAAACTACTAGGCTACCTTCCCACAATAGAAGGTAGGGAGTCATACAGACTCTCTGTGAAACATATAGGAGATAACTAAAATGGCTGCACCTGATTCAACAAAACTTCAGGTCAACTTCAAGTTGAATGATGGAACACTCATCAACGTCTACGCAGATAACGCAGGAGAACTGGAGAGCCTGCTTACTACTATCCAAGATACGGCGACACTGATCCAAAGTGTGAGTCAATCTTTGGGAAGCACTGTTAGGACTGCACCCGTTCATAATTCTGGACCGTCAGCCGCACCAGCACCAGCCGGTGAAGGTGAAAGAGTCCCAGACAAGTACGGCAACACGTGGGTCTATGGCATCGCACAGGCGCCAGACTGCGCTAACGGAAAGATGGTCTTGAAAGAGGGCATCTCTGAGAAGACTGGCAAGCCTTACAAGGGTTGGTATGACCCAGCCGCTGGTCCACGATGGCAGGGTCCAAAGATCGCACAGGAGTTCCGAGCCAAGACTATTTGGATCTAGGCCTATGCGCTCACCGAGGGAGTTCGAGAACCCTCTGTGCGCTCAAGTCGGTGGGGATATCTGGTTTCCCGAAAAGGGAGACAACTGTCAGGAAGCGAAGGCTATCTGCAACGGATGTTCCCACCGCACTGAATGTGCGGAATGGGGTATAAAGCACGAGTTATTCGGAGTATGGGGCGGTCTATCAGGTGGAGATCGTCGACTTATCCGTCGCAAACTAAACATCATATTGGACCAACCATCTGTGGAGGAGTGGCTAGGTAATGCTCAACCTCGCAAGAGCCTGGAGTAGTACTACTACCAAGGCAACACCACTGCCTGAAGTGTGGAAGACCTTGACTGCCAAGGAGATCAAGTTCCGTCGCGGTCAGGTATGTATGGTTGCTGCTGCGCCCAACGCTGGCAAGTCAATGCTGGCTCTCATCTATGCCATCAAAGCAGGAGTGAGGACGCTCTTCTTCTCAGCCGATACTGACGCTTCGACTATCACGATGCGAGTCGCAGCCGCGATGAGCCAGCACGCTCAGAATGTGGTAGAGCAATCACTGCAAAAGAATCCCCACTACTATGATGAAGAGTTAGCCAGAGTCACCAACATCGAATGGGTCTTTGACTCATCACCGACGCTGGATGATATGGAGTTGGAGATCAAGGCGTACGTTGAACTCTATGGCGTGATGCCAGAGTTGATCGTGATAGATAACCTGATGAACGTCGTCACCGACTCAGAGAATGAGTGGGCCGCACTTCGTGCGATTATGGCAGAACTACACGATATGGCTCGCAAGACAGAAGCCTGTGTGCTGGTCCTGCACCACGTCTCAGAAGCGAGTGAGTACGGGTCACCGACAATGCCACCACCACGCCGGTCTATTCACGGCAAGATCAGTCAGTTGCCTTCGACCATCCTGACTCTGGGCTACGACCCAGTGCAGGGGTTACTGAGGGTAGCGGCTGTGAAGAATAGGTTTGGTCAGCACAGTGCAGACGGAAGCGATATGGGTACGCTCTTCGTCAACTTTGCTACCTGCCAGATTCACGATGCCGATGCACAGGGTAGGTCTATCAGGCGTGATGCTGCCTTTGCCTACGCTCAGAGTAACTACACAAAGGATCCTGATGACTTCTAACTTAGTAATCCTGCCATCGCGTGGCAGGCCAGAGAAGGTCGCGGAAGCGATTGAACTACTCAAAGATAACTCCGTTATCTCAGACCTTTGCGTCGCTATCGACGACGACCAGAGTGATCTCTACCCAAGGATTGATGATGTGATCTATGAAGTCAACCCAAGGCTTCGTATGAATGGCACACTCAACTTTGTGGCTACAAAGTATGCCGACAAGTACGAGACTATCTACTTCCTAGGAGATGACCACCAGGTCAGGACGAAGGGGTGGGATGAGTTGCTATACGCGCCGATCAAGGCGCGTGGGTATGGGTTGTCTTATGGAGACGACAAGTTGCAAGGTGAGAAACTAGCAACGGCTGTGATGATGAGTACCAATATCATCAAGATCCTTGGGTTTATGTCACCGCCTCCACTGATTCATCTCTATATGGATAACTTCTGGATGAACCTAGGTCACGCCTTGCAGTGCATTGACTATGTGCCAGAGGTGGTCGTTGAGCATATGCACTTCGCTGCTGGTAAAGCAGAAGTCGATGCCCAATATGCCGAGGTAAATAGCAAAGAGATGTATAATACGGACAGGGATTCTTACGTCAAGTACGTCCAGGAAAACCTCAAAGGTGATCTTGAGAAGTTGATAGTGGGGTTGAAGTTGGTATGAAAGTACTCATCACTGGACACAAAGGATTTGTCGGGCGCTATTTTTGGGAGCGTCTTGACAAGGACGGGCATAACCTCGTCGGTGTCGATATCAAAGACGGCTTCGACTGTAGAGATTACTTCAAGCAGAATGACATACAGTTTGATCTTGTCATACACCTGGCCGCTATTGTTGGTGGCAGGGAGACAATCGAAGGTAGGCCACTGGCGGTGGCTGACAACTTCAGTATCGACTCAGAGTTTTTCCAGTGGTGCTTGAAGACCAAGCCGAAGAAGGTTGTCTACTTCAGCAGTAGTGCTGCCTATCCTGTCTACTATCAAGTCGAAGGTAACCAGCGCAAACTGCGTGAGGATATGTGTGACTACCGTACACCTAAAGGTCCTGATATGACCTATGGTTGGTCAAAGTTGATAGGCGAATACCTTGCATCATTTGTTGAGAATGTCTACGTCTTCCGTCCGTTCTCTGGGTATGGCACGGATCAAGACATCAACTATCCGTTCCCTATGTACATCAAGCGAGCGCTAGAAAAGCAGGCTCCGTTTGAGGTATGGGGTCCAGGGACACAGACAAGAGACTTCATCCATATAGAAGATATCGTGAACGCTGTACTGACAGCAGTTGAAGAAGACATCAGAGGACCTATCAACTTAGGGTGGGGAAGAGAGACATCCTTCCTGCAACTTGCAGAGATGGTTACCTACTACGCAGGGTACAACCCAGAGATTGTGACTAGACCTGATAAGCCTGTCGGATGTATGCACAGGGTCGCTGATGCGACCAAGATGTGGTCGTACTATGTGCCAAAGATTACTTTGGAAGAAGGCATTGAAAGGGCGATGCGTGGCCAGCGCTAAGTACAACAAAGTAAAAGGCGCCAAGTTTGAGGTGGACGTAGCCAAGTTTCTGCGATCCGTTGGTCACTTTGTCGAGCGACTAGCCAAGGCTGGGGCCAAGGATGAGGGCGACCTTGTTGCCATCATCGCAGGTCAGACCTACATTCTTGAACTGAAGAACCGTAAGAAGATAGATCTCCCTGCCTTCTGGAGCGAAGCGCAGGTAGAAGCAGAAAACTATGCGAAGGCTCGTGGCTTAGAGC